TGTCCGGTGATGAAGGCGAGGTCCTCGGCGTCGATCCCGCCGTCCGCGAACCCGTCCAGCCCCGGCATCACACGGTCCCGACGGCGTCGGTGAGCTGGAGCAGGTCGGGCAGCGGGCGGGCGTCCGGCGGGGCCACCTCCCAATCCCGCGCCAGCAGGTCGTCGTGCGACGCCGCCCACACGGACGAGGTCGGCGTGCCCCAGGGGCGCGTGACGCGGAAGTGCGCCCCGTCCCCCTCGCCCGCGTCGATCTCGACCCGCGAGTCCGGGTGCCACGCGCGCCGCCGCACGCGGACGCCGGTCCGCATCGCCCGCAGCGCGCAGTCGAAGCCGCGCTCGTCGGCCGAGGCCGGCATGGCGCGGGCGCGGTGCTGGCGCTCCCACGCGGCGAGGCGCATCCCCTCGGCCGGCGTGATGCGCCCGCGCAGCGGGCGGTCGGCCATCAGCCGACGACCTTGGACGGGACGATGCCGGACGCGATCACCGCGTCGTCGTTGACGAAGCACAGCGTCGCGCCGTTGACCTCGAACCGCGACGCCGCGTTGTCGAGCTTGCGCCACATGACGCCGTCGCCGGGCGAGGCCCAGGGGCCGGTCGGGTAGCGCGCGCGGTCGGCCCAGCAGTCCGGCCCGACGGCGAGCACGAGGCCGACGCGGTTCTGCCAGGCGTCCTCCTGCAGCGTCTTGCCCGACAGGATGATGCTGCCGACCCGCTCGGGGCGGACGTACTGCAGCACGAGGACGTGCCAGCCGGTCGGGCGCGGCAGCGCGGTGCCGCGCAGCTTGTCCAGCAGGTGCTCGAACTCGGCCACGCCGGGGCCGCGGGGCAGCGGCGCGGGGATGCGCTCGAACGGGCCCACGGCGGGCGGGAGCACGGCGGGGAGGGTGTCGGCGGCGGTGTCGGTCATCTGAAGCCCTCTCGGGGTCAGGGTGGGGGCGGCAGGCCCTCGGCCGAGCGGCCGAAGGGCTCCACCAGGTCGGCGCGGGCCGTGCGCAGCCCCCGGCTGTAGCCGACGAGGTTTGGATAGTCTGCGACCGGGACGCCGGCGGCCGCCCGCTCGACGGCCACGGCGATCTTGTCGTCCAGCACGCGCAGCACGCGGCGGGCGTAGTCCTCGGCGAAGCTCACGGGGCGCCTGCTCCGGTCAGAAGGGCGGCGATGTGGACGGCGTAGCCGACGGCGAGGCCGGCCAGCAGCAGGAGGGCGGCGTTGGGGGTCCGGGGCACGGCATCAGGCCTCCACCGCCGCGGGCACGGCCAGGGAGGGCGGGGGGAGGGGAACGCCGGCCAGCCGGGCGAGGGCGGGGTCGGCGGTCAGGGCGAGGGCGACGGCTAGGGCACGCAGCAGGGTCATCCGAGGCCGGCCTTGGGCTTCCTGGCCGCCTCCTTCGCCATCCGCTGCCGGTGCGACCGCTCGGCCCCGGCTTGGCGGGCCTCGTGGCGGCGCCCGGCGTGGGACTCGTGCGCCTCCAGCGCGAGGGCGGCGGCGTCGTGCCCCAGGTGCGCGGCGTCGCGCAGGGTGTCGAGCTCCATGGCGGCGCTCTCCTGCTGGAGCTTCACCAGCTCCAGCCGCCGGTCGGCCGCCGCCTCGCGCGCCTGGACCTCCGTGCGGATCATCTCGCCCGCGTCCTGGCGCGCGGCGGCCAGCGCCTTGCGCTGCGCGTCCGCCTCCTTCTGCGCCAGGGCGGCGGCCTTGATCTTCAGCTCCTCGGCCTTGTGCGGGTCGGCGGCGTCCTTGCCGTCGGCCAGCAGCGGCGCGATCTCCGCCGTGACCGCCTCCGCGACCTGCGCGAACGCGACCGCGAGCTGCGCCTCGACCTCGGGGGGCAATGGCTGGCCGGGCGGGGGCAGCGCCCCGCCGAGGGCGACGGCGGCGCGGTTGCGGTAGTGCGCGGCCAGGTGCTCGCCCGCGTGCGCCAGCAGGGACTGCGCGACGGGCGGGGGCAGGTTGGGGAACTTGAGCTGCGCGATGTGCGCCTTGATGTGCGCGTCGTGCGCCTGCATCGGGGCGACGGCCAGCGGCTCGCCGCGCACGGCGGAGGCGAACTCGGCGATCGGGTCGGCGGGCGTGCCGCCGCCCGGGGGCGGCATCAGGCGGGCGATCTCGCCCTCCTCGCAGCCGACCGTGCGCAGCATCTGCAGGTGCGCCTCGCGCAGGTCGAACATGCCCGGCGGCGCCGACTGCGCCAGGGTCAGCTTGGCCTGCGCCAGGGTCAGGCGCTGGGTCATCGTCGGCACGTTGGGGTCGGACACGGGGACGATGTCGGCCTGCGACCCGGCGAAGTCGGGCGCGATGGGCCGGCCGTGCTGCCCGTCCACCGAGAACGGGTAGACCGCCTCGGGGTCCTCGGCGAAGAGCTTGGCGAGCAGGCGCAGCTCGCGGCGCTGGGCGGTGTGCAGCCGCTTGACCACCGCGGACTCGACGCGGACCGCCTGCTCGATGAGGGCCAGCGTGGACCCGACCGGCGCGTCCTGCCGCCCCTCGCCGACCTGCATCTCGGCCACCTGGCCCAGCTGCTCGCCCTCCTGCGCGATCTGCTGCATGAGGGGCACGAAGGAGGGCGGCACGTCGCGGTAGGGCAGCGGCATGACGGCGTTGCCGATCGGCATGCCGGCGGTGTCCACCTCGCGGAACTCGCACGGGCCGATCGCCACGTCGAACTGCTCCATGCGCGCGCCCTTCGCGCGCAGGCCGCCGGGGAAGGACACCAGCGTGTTGGCGTTCAGGCCCTGGCGCAGCAGGGTCGTCTGCGCGTCCTGCGACTGCGCGAGCAGGTGCGCGAACCCGATGCCGTAGTAGCCGAGGCCCGGCATGTAGCGCTCGTGCGCGAAGTGGTCGCGCGGGCGCAGCGCGGGGTCGTCGGGGTCCCAGTCGCGGTCGATGCGGAGCACCTGGCGGCTGTCGAGGTCCACCGCGACGCGCCACGGCAGCGCGAGGCCCGTGGGCTCGCCGTCCGCGCCCAGGTGCTCGAGGCCCGGGATGTCGGCGATGAGGCGCTGCGTGTAGACCGTGTGCTCGGCGTCCTCGGGCAGGTCGGAGGCGGCGCGGCCCTCGGCCTCGCGGAGCTGGCCGGCCTTGTCCTCGGCGCCGCCCGCCGCCGGGGTGCCGAGCTCCACGTCGCGCCAGTGGCCGATGACCTGCAGGCGGCGGACCTCGGAGGCGGGCAGGCGGTCCACCTCGGTGAAGCGGCCGCCGTGGTGCAGCTCGGAGGCGTGGTAGGACACCACGAGGTTGAACGGCGTGCGGAAGCGCGACTTCGGGCGCCCGTCGTAGGGGTCGCGGTAGACCATGCGGAAGGTGGACCCCAGCAGGCCGAGCAGCAGCAGGCCCTGGTCGCGGTCGGGGTAGTACCCCTCGTCCTCGGAGGTCAGGTAGTGGTTCAGGAACCGCGCCTTGCGCGCCGCCGCGCCGTCGATGCCCGCCGCGTCGCCGTTGACCTGCGTGCGCACCGGGCCGGCGGCGGGGCACAGCTCGCCCATGGCCGTCGCGTTGAACCGCGTCGCCGCGCGCAGCGTCAGGGTGGCGCGCGCGCCGGCGGCGCCCTTGAACGGCTTGTCCAGGCGCTCGGCGCGCAGGCCCAGGGCGTCCAGCCCTTCGGTCAGGCCGGCGTAGTGCTCGGCGTTGGAGGCGAGGTCGGCGCGGAGGTTGTCGAGGACGCGGTCGGCCAGCGACGCGAGGGCGTGGTCGCCCAGGTGGTCGGCGATGTTCTCGCCCCAGGGCACGTCGCGCGGGTCGGTCGCGGCGGGCGAGTCGTCGGGGGTCAGCGTCACCGACCCGTCCGCGTTCTCGGCGGCGAGCATGGACAGCAGCGCGGCGGACTCGGCGGTGTCGGGCAGGCCCTCGGCGCGCATGCCGGGGTCGGCGGCGTCGCCGGGCAGCATGATGGGCGCGGGCATCCGCGGCGGGGGCGTCAGGGTCTCGCTCATGCGTCCTCGGGGTCCTCGGTGGCGGCCTCGGGGGCGCCGCAGGCGGTGCAGTCGGCGGGCGGGGGCGCGTCGGCGGGCAGGACGGCGGCCCAGGCGTGCGCGCAGGCGCCGCAGCGCATCCGCAGCACCACCGGCGCGTCCTCGGTCACGGGGTACGAGCCGAGCTCGACCCTGGGTAGGCTGATGCGGGCAGTTCGAAGTGCGGGCCGTCGCGGAGCGACTTCCATTCGCCGCCCCAGGTGAGCGGGACGCGCAGCTCGAAGGCGGCCTCCTTCATGGCGGCGGCGATGAGCGGGTAGTGCATCCAGTCCCACGACACCTTGCCGCCGGGGAGCGCGACGAGGTCCACGGCGTGGGAGACGGGCGGGTCGCCGGACGGGATGTGGCGCGAGTTCATCGTCCGCGACACGCCGCGCGCGACGCACTCGCGCTGCTCGTCCACCGACCGGCACCCGCACAGCACCATGAAGTCCACCTTGGTGAGCCGGATGGCGCGCTCGACCACGCGCACGAGGTCGGGATGCACGCCCGCGAGGCGGGCGCGCGAGGCGGCGGACAGGGAGAACATGGCGGGGTCCTCAGTAGAGCGCATCCCCGCGCACCGGGTTGTAGCCGGGCGGCGGGGCGGCGGGGCGGTCCTGCTCGAACAGCTCGAAGCCCATCTCGCGGACGAAGTTGAGCGCCTGCGTGACGGAGTCCGTCAGGTCGTCGTGCGACGCGAACGGGAAGCGGCTGCACTCGTCCACCGCCTCCTGCACCGCGGGGATGATGGCGGGCGCGCCGTCCTCCCCGATCTTGCTGGCCGCGAACACCATGCCGTCCTTCAGCATGGGCGCGACGCGGTGCGCGCGGGCGATCTTGTCCGCCCGGCCGGGGTTCCACGCGTGGGTCACGACCTCCGGCCGCTGGCGGCGGATCTCCTGGATGAGCGACAGGCCGGGGCCCTTCGCCTCGATCAGGATGCGGCCCAGCTTGAAGTTGTCCACCGTGGCCTTCAGCCGCTCGATCAGGTCGGGGAACTCCAGCCGTTCCTTCCAGGCGTAGCGGCAGAGGATCCGCGTGTTGCCGAGCGGGTCCACGTAGACGAACCACACCGTGCAGGCGGTGGCGTCGTTCTGCTCGTCCTCGGTGTAGGCGCCGTCGATGGACGCGAAGGCCAGCGCCGGCCTGCCGGGGTACGACCCCGTCCCGTCCGGCGTGTGCTGGTCCCACGGCCGCCACCAGCCCTTCTTGAGGATGGCGCGGCTGTCGAGGTCCACCAGCTCGGCGTGCAATTCCTGCCGCCCCAGCTCGGTGCCCTCGTAGGACTGCATCTTCTTGAGGAAGGTCGCGGCCAGGTTGGCGGCGTTCTCGTAGGTGGACCCGCGGATCAGCCGCGTGGTCGGGTCCTTCGTCAGGTTGTAGACCAGCTCGTAGGGCTGCGGCGTCGTGGTGACGAGCACGCGCGGGTCGTCGCCGAGGCGCAGCCCGAACTGCATCATGTCCCAGGTCTCCTGCATCTTGGCAGGCGCCCAGGCGGCGAGCTCGTCGCACCACGCGAAGTGGTGCTGCGGCCCGCGGAGGCGGCCCGGCTGCTCGGCGGAGTAGCCGGTGATCAGCGAGCCGTTCCACAGGCGCAGCTGCGCCAGCGACTTGTTGTAGGCCGCCTCCTCGGTGCCGCCGAGCAGGCATTCCTTGGGGATGCGCGCGAGCAGGCCGGACTCGCCCTCGAACACCACCTTGCGCAGGTCGGACTGCGTCGGCGCGACGACGGCGAGGCGCCAGTCGGGGTTCAGCGCCGCCTGCCACCACGTCTCCTCGGCGCCGATCCGCGTCTTGCCGAACCCGCGCCCCGCCATGAACATGGCGGTGGACCACGCCCCGTTGGGGCGGAACTGCTTGCCGCGCGCGGTCCTAACCCAGGCCAGCCTCCGGTTCACCGCCGCCTGCCAGGCGTCGGGTGAGCTCTTCAACAAGACGGGCAGATTCGCGAACTGGGTCTGGAAGTCCGGTGACAGCGACATCCGTTTTCCCGCTCACCTTGCTGTCCACCCGCCCGCTGTGCTTCGCGTCCACCGCGATGCGCTCGACCGCGCCGCCGCGCGTCTTGTCCCAGAAGATCGCCGCCGTGATGGCCTCCTTCGACGGCTTGCCGACCTGCCGGCCGGCGTCGTCTACTTCGTTCAGCCAGTCGGTCGCGGCGCGGAACAGGCAGCGGCGGACCTGGGCGTTGGCCTGGGTGGCGGCGGTGCGGATCTCGTCGGGGAAGTGCCGGCGCAGCGTCTTGGCGTCGATCCCGTGGGCGAGGGCCACCTCCTCCTGCGGGATGCCGTAGGACAGCATGGCTGTGACGGTGCGCTTCACCACCGGGGTCGGTTCGAAGCGCTTCCTGCCGGGCGAGCGGCGGGCGGCGGGCTGGGTCATGGGGGCGGGATGCTGGTTTCCGAGGACGAGGCGCGGGGGCGGTGGTGCCCCTTCGCGCGGGTGGAGGGGCCGGGCGGGCGGACGGCGATCGGGCGCGATCCGTTGCTGGTCGTCGCGCCCGGCACGGCGTGCATGGCGTCGGCGTGCATGGCGTGGCGCTGGGCGGGGCCGGTGCCGGGGGAGTGGCCGGA